CCGTCAGAATGCAATACAAACCAAAAATACAGTTTGGGGGTCTACCCCCCGTCGATGTCGACAAAAAGCGAAAGCAAAGAGCTGGAGCTCGCCAAGCGGTCAAGGAGGATGGGTTGGAATCCAATAATTTCACCACCTATGACCACGAGGTTAAATTTGAGAACATCAAAGCACGGATCAATGTGTGCCGTACCAAAACAGATGACCCAGAGACAGGAGTCGGGGTTGCCAAAGGTGCCATATTGTCCGGAGTTCCGCTTACTGTCCCTAGTAATACGGCCGCCAGTACCGCACATGCTATGAAGAAACGCTGTGATTACAAGCCTGCGCTCAAGAATATCGATTCCTTCAAAGAGGGCCATCAGCTTTTGATGGCCAAGTTTGCTCCTTTGGAAAAGATACGAGTGGACAAAGATCTCATGGATGAGTACTTTGCCACATGCGCTCCTGGCAAGGCCCGTAGGTTGTTGGAGGCACTGGATGGTGCACAATGGAACAGTGAGATGGACACAAAACACGTGTTCGCAAAACAGGAAGTTCTCCTGAAGGACCACAAGGCTCAGCCGCGCATTGTTTATCAAGGAACAGACATGTACAATGCATTGACTGGTCCTGTTGTGATGGAGCTGAACAACAGGATGAAGCGAGTTTTCTCCCTCTCGAACCCCCTCAATGTAGGTAATATCGCCCTCTATGGATGCGGTATGAAAGGGGAGGAGTTGGGTGAGATAATGGAGCAAGCCGAAGGGAAGCCTGTGGAGAGCGACGCAAAGAACAACGACGGGAGTCAACCGAAGGAACTTCGCAAGTATGAGGCGATGTTCTACGGAAAATTGGGAGCGCCGGATTGGTTCGTTCGTGAATTTGCGCGTACGACAAAAATACGAGTGTGGACACGTTATGGTATCTGCGCCGATCTCGAGGGTGAGCGTTGGTCTGGTGAGACCACAACCACCACCGGCAATTCGTACACGCATATGGCACTCATGCAGGTAGCGCTCAAGAGAGCCACCATTGAGAAGAGCACGAACATCCACGGCGGGGATGATTACCTTGGTTATGTCGTAGGTGACACCGAAAAGTTCAAGGAGGAGATTGAAAACGTCTTCAGCGACACTGGAATGGTTGCTGAGGTCGTCCCTCAAAAGGATCGTCACTTTGCTACCTTTTATCGCAAGAGGTACATACGCGGCGCCAAAGGGTGCCGTCCCGTCCCGCAATTCGGGCGTGTCTTGGCAAAGTTGAATTTGAGGCCAAATAGGAATACTCAAATCAACGACAGAGATTACATGGCAGGTAAGTATTTGTCTGCTGCGTATGAACATAGACACACGCCCGGACTCAAGGAGTTGTTGATCGAAACCTCGAGTCGCCTCTCGGAAAACCCCTATCTTGATGTACGTACTACAAAACTCAAGGAGATGGGGGGTCGTGAAGGCGTCCATGCAATTGTGTCCGGGGCTTTGACGCATTCGATCGCTGATTTTTCTGATTATTTGGATGAGGTGTATGGCATAACGTATGACGCCCTTTTCGATGTTTATGAACGTGTGGCCCAGTCGTGTTTGGACTATTGCGACGGGTATACCACCGTTGGGAAGGACGGAAAAGTCAAAAACAAGCCAAATAACAGTAAGTACATTGCACCCAAAATGTGCGGCGATACAGTCGAAGCTCTTGTCCGCATGGACGTACAATGAGCAACAATTTCAAGACCGCTTGGGAGATGTGAGTAGCAAGCAACACAGACCCAACA